ATTCGGGAGAGTATGGTTTATAGTCCATAATATAAGATCAGTTGGTGTATAATATTTAGCGGACCTTTTTTGACGATTTTTTAGCGGAAAAATTTTTTCGACTTTTATGTAACTAAAATTCAAATTTCAGTTTAGGTAAATTAGAGCACCTTTTAAAGTCAAGTTTGCTGTTGATTTAACTGTCATAGCACCTGTAGATGTTATATTCATTATACCAGGAGTGAATGCAGTCCAAAGACCCGTAGCAGTTGCAGTAAGTACATCTTTTGATGCCATAATTAATCCAGATGGAATTGTTGCAGTTAATTTTTCTCCAGCAGAAATAGATACACCACCAACAGTAGAAGCAATACCAACTTTGAGACCAGATATATTTACCGATCCAACTGGTAAATCGAGTAAAGATTTTGGATCAAATTTATCATCTTTTCCAAGACCAAGTGATGATATATCAATTGAACCAACACGACTTAAAATTCTCGTCTTTCCGATTAATACATCTAATGAATATCCATGTGTTCTATCTGTAATAAGAGGAACACCCGTCATTCCAGTTGGAGATGCTCCAGCGACACTTGTTGCCATGACGCCAGCAACGACAATTTTATAGTCACCAGTAATTCTATGTTGTAAAGTTCCCGCAGTTGTAAGTGTCGTGGTCGATCTTGGATCATAACTAATTGAAGTATCTTCTCCAGCTCCAGTCTGTGTTTTTTGACCAACAAGTTTTACATCTGTATTGATAAGATTTTGTTCTAATCTACCTGCGTTAATTCTAACGGCACCACTAGGTCCTGCTTTACCTGCTTGAATATCAACTTCAGAACCAGCAAGCATGAATATTTCAGATGCCATAAGGACTATTTTTTCGCCAATAATCCACTTTGTCCCAGTTGAATAATCAACAGAATTACCATATACTAATTGTTCGAGTCCGTTTTCGTTTCCTCCTTCTGGTTCAGCAATATAATTTTGTAACACTGGTCCATCATATTTGTGTATACCACCGCCTGCATGAATATTTAATGCACCGCTGCCAGGTCCTCTTTCTGCTGTATGTTTACCTGATTTTAGTAAAAGAGTTCCATCTGCTAATAATTGTATATTACTATCAGTTGGACCACAAATTACAAGTGCATCTGGTTCCCCACCAGCAGAAGAACGTACATGTACTTCACAATTTTGACCAAACAATAAAGTTTGACACTGGACTGATTCGTTTGATTGTTGCTCATTAGCAGTTGTTGGTTCTGCTGGTCCTGTAGAGGGAACGGTTCCTGGTTGTGCTGCTACTGCAGATGGTTTTTTAGTATCATATCTTGGATCAAAATTAGCTCTTGCTCTCGGATCTCTTGTAGCGATGCTACCTTCCCGATATCCTTGTGCTCTTTGAGTTAACTGTGCTTGCTGCTTTTCTGTAAGTGCCATTATCTATGCCTCTCTATGGACAATCAACATAACGACCAGTGCCAATCTTGGTTGATCCTCTTTCAACAAGAGCATTTGTATCAAGACAAGCAAATGATGGAATTAATTTAGCACCAAATCCACCACCACCAATTACAAATATTTCTGGGTAGGTATCATATGTGGTGATCCTATCTAGTATTCTTGCTCCAATTACAAAACCATTCTCATTAATAATAGCTTCAGCAACATCTGTTTTGCCATTTACATAAATGATTGGGGCAGTTGTGTAACCGTTTCCTGGTCTAATCAAAGTTAAAGTATCAATAATACATCTAACACCACGACTAGATGGTTGATTTAATTTATAACCATATCCAGGTCTCATCACTCTAATCTCTGTAACTAAACCATTATCATCCAATAAAGCTCTTCCAACCGCACCACTTCCCGTTCCCTTAATGTATACCATAGGTGGTTCTGAATATGGATCTCCAGGTTTATCAACTGGTATAGAAATGATACCACCATTATCATCGGTAATAATATCGTCTGGATTTACACTTGGTTCTTCAAATGGAATATAGATTGATTGTTGCGAACCTTCGCCAACTCCTTCATCAAAATCATCAGCAGTCTTATCAGTTTTAATTGTTACATCTACGAAAGCGCCTTTACCTGCAATAGTAAATCTCAATACCTCATCCAATTCAATCTGTGTATCTTCTTCGATGCCAATTATAACTTCTGCTGTGTTGTTTTCAATAAATGTTGTGCCAGACAATTGACCTCCAACAATATCAGAAGATGTAATATTGTCACCAGAAAGTTTATAATATACAATAGTTCCTGTTGCAACATTTTTTGTTGTGATTGTGTAAATTACAAAATCACCTTCTTTTACTTGAGTTTTATTTGTAGAGACAGTATATCTTTCCAACAATTGACCAGTAGATGGATCTACCCCACCATCTTGGTTATCTTCTAAATTATTATCATTATCAAAAACATCATCAATAACTTGGTTTGGATCTTTTATTTCTGGAATAAAAGGTGTTGGATCAATTCCATCTGGATTATCTGGAGATGATTGCTTCTTACTGATCGTACACTTGCCCTTTTGTTTAGTGAACACGACTGGAGTAGAAGAAATTGGTGTATTGTTGTTAATCAAGACATAAAAATCCTCATCTTTCTCTGATTTTTTATCAAATAAAGTTTGATATTGTATAGTCTTTTCCGTTTCTCCAGGAGAGAATCCTAAGATACCGTTGTTTTTAATATAGTCAGTACCATCTGCTGTTCCATCAATAGATGCAAAAAGAACCGAAGACTCTAAATTAACTTCTCCTGTTCTTGTTACAATAAACTCAGCAATATCTCCTTCAGTAACTGTAATGTCATTAATACTGTATATAATCTTGGGAGTCTTGGGATCAATTATATTAGTTCCGCCCTTTCCTGTTCCAGGAACTCCACCAGTAAATCCAACTGTTGTAATTTGTAAGGTATGTCCTTCGTATGCTTCATCACAACTGTAAATATTGTAGTCTGGATTAGTTGTTGGAAATAGATTATCAATATCTTTATCAATATTGCCCAATAATTCATCAAGAAAGTTTTTCTTTTTCTTCTTATCTTTATCTCCCTTCTTATCTTTAGAACCATCGGTACATCTCTTTCTCCAGTTTTCGCACTCAAGATTTGGACCAGTACATGTAATTCCAAGAAGAATCATGCCTTGATTTAGTGCTTGTCCAACAATATTAAGTGGACCAGCAATTGCTCCTAAAATTTCTTCTAAAGGTCCTAATATTGCTCCTAGTAATTCATCCAGACCTTTTGTTATTTCGTTTAGAATTCCTTGTACAAGTTTATCGACATGACATACTGCCATCTGATAAATTTGTTGGGCAGTATTCATTAATATATCTGTTAGATACTCGGCAAGTCTTTTACCAAGATCTGCCATTGAACATCCAATTTCAACCAGATAACTATTAAACCACTTTGTTACTTCGTTTAAAACACTACCTTCTTTTGTCAATCCAAGAGTATCGTTGATAAGATCTTTGATTCCTGCTTCTAACTTATCAATAATCCATCCTTTACACTCAGCAATAAATTTGTTTAATAATCCAAGTGCTTTATTAATATACTTTCTGACTTCAGATGTCATACTATATAATTCACCAGTTGCTTTATTGACTAAGAAGTCACCCAAGTTACCACCATTATTTTGAATAGCAGCAAGCATTTCAGCAACAACATTCTCTAATTGCTCTCCAAATGTTGTTTGTTCCTTGCTACAATTTTGTGGGATATCGGCACAAAAATCTACGTCCTTAGCACACTGCAACTGTCGATCAGTCAGTCCTGGTTTTGCTTCACATGCTTTTTTCTCTTCAGGTGTTTGTTTATTTGGAGGAGTATTCTCTAGTGTTCCTCCTCCCCCAGCATTTGCTTTCGTTTTAGCAGCAGGTGACCCTGGGCCCCCTGGGCCTGGTTCTACATTTCTTCCATTAATGTTTGGGTTTATGTCTGGCGGGAAGAAATTAGAAAATGCATTACAACCTTCTGGTTTATAATCAGCAATAGAAGATGTAGAACCAGCAACTTGTGGTATTTGACCCATGATGATGGGCTTTTGTTTTTCTGTATCTAGATAAAATCCTACAACCCACTGTCCTCTTTCCAGTTGAGGCATGTTGCCATGTTTTGGAGACATAGGAGAGGTAACTGGCATTATTACCTGAGCCCATGGCAAATCATCTACACTATTAATTTCGCAAGACTTTACATGTACACCAACAATACGAACTTTATATCTGAAAGACCCCTTTACATTTTGTTTAAATTTTGTTGTGTCTTCGATTTGACCAATCCACCATTCGAATCCATCAGATCCTATTCTATGTATGGGCATAAGTTGAGATAAGATTTGATCCATATTACTCAATCATCATAAATTTTGCATTCTACAGCACTTGGATTGCTATCACAAAATAGTTCAAGCGACGTTGGATCATGGTCGTCTTCTGGATGACGCTGCTTATATGTTTCTAAAGCAGAGAGTTCCTCTTCTGTATGTCTACGAGCTTGTGGGGATATTTGTGGATCATCAAGAATATTTTTATCCTTTTGAATATGGTCGTCAATAGTTTCCATTAAAGTTTCCTCCTGATACATTATTTAGTGCCATGTGCAGATGGTTTGTTCTTCATACCATAACTGTCTCTCATTACACGTAGAGTAGTTGTAAACTTACCAACACCGTCTTTTTTGATTTGACTATATCCATGTGTGACTTCTTCTATTAAATAAACACCGCTAGTTTCTTCATCATATGGTTTCTTTTTGTTCTCTTGGTCGGATACTTTATTTCTCAATCTAATATCAATTTTATCTCCCGCACAAATTTGTGCGTTGCCTGGTATAACAATCACACCCTTCTGATTCTTAAGTGTAGAGAATCTTGTGAGTGACTGTGCCATAAAATGTTTCTGCCAATCAGCATACTGTGATGGATTTTTAGATGCTTCGTATGGTGTTCCTGGTTCTAAATTATTTTGCCATGTCTCATGATCTAATATCATAGACATGATACGAGTTGGATACTTACCCATCTCCTTTTCTGTATAACTTGCAGTCTCTTGATTACCGAGACCCTCCCTAGATTTATATGTTTCACTCATATTATAAGGGTATTCTTCGTATTCTCCAGTAGTTGGATTGAAAAATACCAAAAGACTTGCATACTTTCCTTCTCTCAAGTTAGTAAATAAATCCAGCTCAGAATTAAACTGTGCGCTCATTATAGTAAATATTGGATTAGATACATCTGTGTTAGCTGGGAAATCTACATAAGGTCCCCATGGTGGCAATATGTTTCCTGCAGCTGCCTCCTCTCCTACTTCAGCACATAAAGCATCAACCGAGAAAAAGTTATATCCTCTTATAGTTTCCCAGAAAAAATATCCAGCTGTTCCTTTTAGACTTTCAGTTGTAGTTTGCAAGCTTGTACTTCCTGCAGTAGATTTCTTCTCTTTTTTAGGAACAGTCTTTTCTCTGAAAGAACATGCAATATCAAATGCTCTTCTTCTATTAGGAAGCATTTTGAAATCAAACTGTGAGTTCTGCGAATACAATTTCTTCTTAGATTTTAATTCTGTATGTAATAACTTATCAATAATTGCTTCTGCTTTTCCAGTTAATGGAGTTTGAATTCTGACTCCTTCGTTGAGTAATGCTTCTTTTGATATGAGACCCAGAGTGTATACTTGTTTCTTGTCTTGAACTATTCTGTTAGAAACTTTCCAAACATATAATGTATATGTTGTTGGTCCTTTTTGCAAAGCATCTTGAATTTCTATTACAATTTTTTCAAATCCTTGAATGGGTAAACTATTATACAAACCACCACTATCTGCAACAACTATACTACCAGCAACAAATGGTGACATGATACTTTCGTTGTAATTAAATGCACCAACCAAAGTTTCAATAGGAGCATTCTTCTTGCCATCTGCAGAATAGATGACACACTTTTTAATCTTACATGATCTAGATTGTTCTTGTTCTTTTGCCATTATACCATACGTGCGTGGTGAAGATCTTTAAATCCTGCGTTTGAGTCTGATTCTGTATCAAATCCATTTTGATCCATGGAGATTATATATCTGTTATTATTTACACTAATAACTGTAACTTCTGTTTCTATGTCAGTTGGTAATGATGCCATAGCAACTAATTGATCTGTTTGTGTTTGTCTTGACGATGCTGCTTCATATACCGTTCCACCACCTCTAACATTTTTTGGTCTTACCCGTGGAGTTGGTTTTCTTGGTTTCGTAGTTTTT